ACCTAATACAGTACCACCAATTATGTTGATAAATCCAGAACCCAAGTCAATCAGTTTTGCTATTGTATTATTACTTGCAAATTGTTCTACACCATCAAATCCCCATCTATCTCCAATATCCTTAATAACGAATGGTTGAGTAAAAAACCTACTTGAACGTCTTGCACTTAACTCTCCACTACCCTTTGATTGAGCATAATACTCAGCTAATGGAAACTTACTTTTTAGTTGTGATTTATCGTTGTGTAGTACCTCTATTGGTGATGGGTCTCTGTTTTTGTCATTCACAAAATTGACATATTTTAGAGTAGCACCTGGATTTAAAACCTCGCGTTTCTCATCTGTAGGTTTGGGCTTATCAAGAGTTTCCTCATATGTAGCCTTTAATATTGCTTTTTCTGATACAATTCCCATTTAATTATAACCCGCATCCGTTGTGTTATCAGCTACTACTTTAGTTCCCTTAGCTGATTTAGCCATATTAAGGTCAATGTTTTTTGTATAAGCTAACATCTTGTCTGTCTTTTTAGCTTCTTTTTCTGCTGCAGTCATAACTTTTTCTGCTTGTCCACCCTCTTGTTCTCTGGTTAGTTTTCCTAACTCTGAAACACTTAAACCAACTGCATCTGCAACGGCTTGTTTTGCAATTGGGTCTAAACCTGCAATCTCTGCCTCACCACCAAGTTGTTTTGTTACCTCTTCAATCGCTCCTGCTATGTCGTTATTAAATGCGGCTTGTCTCGCTTTATCAAAATTAATCTCTCTACCAAGCAATAATGAAGCTTCTAATTGTTTTTCGATTGATGATTCAAAATCAAGTAAAGATTCTGTTACTTTAGCTGTCTCAGTTAAACTCATTCCTAACTTTCTGGCTTGAATAGCTGCAGCCTCAATATTCTTACCACCCTCTTTTGCAAACAGTGCGAAGAACTCAGTATTCTCTGCTATATCTTTAAATATAGCAGATGCACCAACACCTGTTAGATTTATAGCTTCTCTTGTAAGTTTTATCTGAGATATTAAGGAATCTCTACTAGCACTACTAATTGATTCTTGTAAACTTAATATTGTCGCGAATTCTTCAGCGGTTACACCAGATTGTTTTGCAGCTTGTGCAACGTTTTTAATTAATTTTACACTAGCATTATTTATACCACCTAATTGATCACCTATCGCTGTAAATGAAGCTCTAGCTTCTTCAGCTGATATGGAAAATCCAGTAAGTGTTGCTCTTGCCGCGAATAGCTTAGCCTCAATTTTTACGGCTTCCATTCTTGTAACACCAAATTCGCTTGCAGTTTTTTCAGCTGCTTTTGCTATAGCTATAAGACTTGTAACTATACCAAGAATTATTGTTGCAAGTAAAACATAAGGATTTGCTTTAGCGATTGCATTAAATCTTTTAGCCTGTTTAGCTAAACCATTAAAACCCTTCATCCGTGATTTGATATCCTTCAATATTTTTTGAGAAGCATCTATGGCTTCAGCATCTAATCGTTTCTGATTTATTTTCTCTTCGGAAAGATCTTCTTCTGCATCTTTTTTATCTTGTGCGAGTTTGTCAATTTTACTCTCTGTTCTAAACATTTTATTTAGAAGTTTATCTGCAAATGTTAGTTGATCAGACTGTTCAACTAAATTATCCAATACCTGTTGATTTAGATCTAAATACTCTTTTTGTAAATCATTTTTGGTTTTTTGGTCTCTTATAGTATCTGCCTTAGCCACTATTTATTCCTTGCACGTATTCTTGCTCGAGCTTTTTCTATTTCTTTTGCCCTATAATCTTCGAATTCCGCTCTCTCTTTTTTATCTAAAGAGTTTAAGTACTTTTCGGCATCATCTGCTGCTTTATTAGCACGAGCAAGTAAACCACCAAGTTTTGGATCTTTTTTTGAAATGCCTTTGATGTGTTTTTTTGCAGATTTGGTGGCCAAAGCACCAAATAATTTACCAATTAGTCCCTCTTTGAGTTGAGGTGATAAATTCTTATATTTTGCCATAATTAAATCTCCAAATAATATTAAGTGTTATAACTCAATAATAAATATCAAACACGAAGAAATTTACTTATTACGTTTGTTAGTTTCTTTTTTAAGCTCTTTTGCTTCTTCTTTATAATGTTGTTCTAATCTTTTTAGATAGAATGTACGAAGATAAGTTGGTAGGTTATATGCCTCACTAAAAGTAAAACCACCTTTTGAATGAAATATTAACTGAAATATATCATTATGTATGATTGGTTTGTGCTCAGGCGTCAGGCCAAAAAAATCGAAGGGTGATCGGAATCGTCACCACTATCTCCTTTCCAGACGCATCAGTTATACTGGTATCGAAATCTATGTCTGGTGTTACAGTTTTTACGTGTTGCCTAAATGCAAGTGCATCTCTTGATAAGAATTCATTATCTACAAAGCTATTTATAAAAGCCCTATCTGATTTACCATCAACAGATAATATCATCTTTTTGAGACGTGTAGTTAATTCTGAAGAAGAGTTTTTATTGATTTTCTCTTTAGCAGTTATTTCTGCTTGTATATCATTATCATCTTTACAATTGACTATTTTAAATGTTACATCTCTTTCTGAATTTGGTAACTTGAAATGAAACTCATTTTGTCCTTTTGTAATCTTTGAAAAATCAATATCTTTTTCTTTTAATTCTGATAAATTGACTGTGTTTTCTATTCCATCGTAAGTAAAAGGATAATCCTTTCCATAACCAAGAATTCTTGCTGCAACCATAATCGCATTTTTATCACCTATTAATAAATCACCTAAGTCAATCTGTTTGTCGATTATCAATGATTTCAATAGTGAATCAATTACCGTACCATTATTAATTAGATTTTGAGAAGTTAAAATGTCTTCCTCTTTTGCTGTCATATATTTTATTTCTACCTTACCTGTTGACAGCGGGTGTCCTTCAGGATAAAGGTGACCCTTAGATGGTAAATCTACCACTTCAGTAGGGAACTTGTTTTCAGCCATAAATGACTCCTTTATGAATTAATTTTAAAACCAATTATAAATATAACCTTTTTGTTCGAAATAACAAATTATTTAGACGGTGCGAATTTCTCTTTGATTGGTTTAAGAACCATATCGAAAACGATGTCGTCATATTTTGTCGGGGTAAGCTTTACTATTTTTTCTAAAGCATATATTACCGCTAGACAATATTCCCAATTTGCTGCTATCCATTCACTCATTGTATTCTCCTATTAGAATTGTAAGATTGCGTAATCGTATTGTAATGTTAATGTAATTTCAACTGGATCAGTTGTAGCGTAGTCTAAATCACCAAAGTTTGCTGATTGTATATAAGCACCTTTCAGTACCCATTCTTCGACAACATCACCTACTGGTCCTAACAAATTAAATGTAACATCTTTCTTATAAAAGTCTGAATATCCATCACGACCTGTTACTGATTCGTGGGATAACCTAATCCATTCCATAACTGCCTGTGCACCACTTGGAACAACTGGATCATAAAGAATTATATCTATCGGTTGCCAAGCACCCTTACCCTTAATGTATCTCTTTACATTAATATGGTCTAATACTATTTCTTCAAACTCAATACTTGGTCTATTTGCTGATTTAATCAGATATGATGGGACACCTTCAACATACATGATGAACCGATTTTGTACTTTCGGTTCAAACGGTGTAAACATAATTTCTGAAGGATCTAATGTAGCCATTCTTTATTCTCCTAAAAGCTTTTTATTTGTACTCATAAATAAATATCAAATAATGAAATTTTTGATAAAAACAAAAAACCCCCACCGAAGTGAGGGATATTTTGCACATTACATTTATTATAAGTTAAACTTATTCAGGAAATGTAGCTCCTGTTGGTTGAACAACGAAATCAAGTACAATAAACTCTGCAGTTCTCGTAGGTTGAATAAAGATTTGTCCTACCAATTGATTTCTATCAACAACTTCTGGAGTATTATTGGTATCATCCATTACTACTCTAAATGCACTTAAACCACTATTTGCTTGAACTTGTTCAAGATAAGGATTCACTATATTTAGGAATCTATTTCTTAAAGCTTGTGAATTTTGTTCAAACACTAAGAATCTTGAAGATGATGCGATAAACTTTCTTAACGCAATCAATAATCTTCTTACATTGATTCTATCTAGTGCAGATGGTTTGGATTGTAGTGTTTTCTGTCCGAATACTACAACACCTTGACCTGGGAATGAAGCAATTGGATTGATTCTGTTTTCATAAAGATCATCTCTCTCTGAATGTGTCAATCTTGTCTTAGCTTCTAATACCGTTGTCAAACCACCACGATTCAATCCTGCTGGAGCAAACCATTCGTGAGCAACTTGGTCTGTAAAACTAATAATACCTGGTATCACTACTGATGGTGGCACCCATACTGGACTATTAGTGTTTCTATCAACAATCTTAACCCAGGGATAATATACACCAGCGTAGTTTGTATCCAATGTTTTAATTGTTGATTTTACAGTATCAATTGAGTCAGCATAAGCAGTTGCATCCATTATATAGAAAGCATCTGCTCTTGTTTCTGTTTTAGATATTGCGTGATTGGTAACGGTTGAGTGTAATCCGTGAATCACACCAGGTGTTACTAATAGGTTAATATCAAACTCATCTGGATTACTTACAGCGTTAATAGCTCTTTTGTATGCTACTGAACCACTTGACAATGCATTTGTAATATCAAATCCTTGTGTATTACCAGCTGTTATATTAGGACCAACTGAAAATGGAGTTGCTGGATTACTACCATCAAAACCCCATTGGAAAGGAATAGTAAATTTCCTTTGAGCAATAGCTGAATTTGTAAGTGATATTAATTCTGTACCATCTGCGTAAGTTGATGCTAACGAACTCGCATCACTATGTCCTAACATATTTTCAAGAGACATAGTTACATTATTTCCCACATTTGCAGCGTTTATAATTGGACCTAAGTAATTTTGACTATCAGTACTCTTGAAATTAAATCCATAAAATACAGTTGAATCAAAATCATCACTTGCATTTGTTTGTTGTATTTTAAATGAAGCTGAAGGTACATTTGTTGTTCCTGGAACAGTATTATATACTGCTTTGAATCCCATTGGAACAACTTCCTTTGGAAATCTAAATACTCCATCTTCTACCATATTAGCAAAATCACCAACTCTTACATATTTACTCAAGTTTGGATAATCACCATAATAAGTCAATTTACCATCAGAATCTATCTCAACCCACCTATCACCAATTCTTTTTGCAAAGAAGTTAGTTGAGTTAGGGTCAAATGTTAATGAGTCATATTGTTCAAGAATATTATCATTATCAGGATTACCAGGATTATGTACTCTTACTTGTAGTGAGAAAGTACCATAATCTGAACCAGCAACATCGGATTCTGGTTTTATATTTAATATATTAACCTTATAAGCAGTGTTTATATCAGTACCGTGTGAACGGGTATAAACTCTGAACAAGTCATATCTTGTGGAATTTGATAATTGTGATGTTATATAAGGAGTTCTTGCTAAACCATACGAGTTATTACCCGTAAATGTACTAGCATTACCTTTTGTATCATATGATGTTGAACCATTTTTAAAATCAAATCCAACTCCTGAAGCACCCTCGTGTAATACTACTGAAGCAGAAGCAAGAGTATCAACATCACCGACTACCATACTAGCTTGTTTAAAAGCTTTGTAAACATAAACAGATGAATCATTAGCACCTGATTTTGTGGATTGTGGGTCTTCACTTATTACCTTAGTAATATAGTTTGCACTTGAAGTGTTAAATGATAGTGCATAATTTTCAGGTGTTGTATCACTTCCTGAAACCTGCAGACTAAAATTAGTCCAAGTACCTGCTCCTGTTACTCCAGCAGCACTACTCGCACTAGTAAATGCTGATGCAATATCAACAGTTCCATTTCCACCACCTCTTGATGGTGCAAGTATTGCCAATGAATGTGTCGCTATACCAGTTGCACCACTATTTGACATAAATGATGCGGATAACGTTGCTGAATAAGCAACTAATTCAAGTGCATCTGCAACATAACCACCGATACCAAGTACCCTGACTACTGTTACAACTCCTGCACTTCTTAAATATTGTTCTATGGTGTACGGTGTATAAAATCTTCTATCAACCCCACCAAACATTTCTTCAAATTCTTGAAAACTTGATATCATAGTTGGTGTAAATGCAGGGCCTCTTTTTGTCGGCCCTATTATTGCTGCACCAATTTCACCAATTGCTTGCGGAAGGAATGAAAGATCTCTTTCACGAGTAAATACACCTGGCGAAACGATTCTTTCTGCCATTGTAATTCTCCTAATTAATTAAAGTTTTAAATAAAAATAAATGTAATTATTCTACTATAAGTATAACCTAAGTATCCTAAAATGTATTATTTAAGACTTTTTTTTTAAATTATTAATTTAAGTAGTTGGTGTAAATACACCTGTTGCTGGGTCGAGTTGACCTGGCCCGTATTTTTCATTTAACGTTGCAACTATATCACGTTCCTCTTGTTGAACAGTTTGATATTCTACTTCAGCTTCAGCAGTACGAGCTTCTAAAGCTTCACTTTGTTGATTTAACAAAATTCTCTGAACAGACAACTGTCCTAAAAGAGCTTGTTTTTCTTGATAATCTGTTTGTAGTTTCTGTAGTGATTTTAGTTCATCTTCGGTGAACTTAACCTCTTTTGATTCTACAACTTTTGTATCTTCAGCCATAACTATATTCTCCTATATTTTTATAGTTCTATGTTTAAATAAGTATTATTTAATTTCGCGAAAATAAATTTTTTTTTATACTTCAATAACCTTATATATTCTTCCGGTAGAATCTGAACCAGTCAGTTCATTCATTTTTGCTGTAGCATCACTCTCGTTATTAAATTCCCAAGTTTGCATATCACTTGAAGATGCAATATAAACCTCTCTAGTTGCCCAAGATGGGTCTGTAAAGGTT